AAGGGGGGTGAGAGAATGAGCCGAATTACAGTAAGGATTGATGACCTAATCAATCAGCTTAACGAATTAAAACGAGATGGAGCTGAAAAAGTTTTGCTTGAAATTGAAGAAGGTGTTGCAGACCCCGAGGAGAATTGTCCGAACAGGATCAATCTGATGTCTGCATATAATCCGAGTGAAATTTTTTTGGAAGTTTATGAAAGCGACTAAAGCAAAAGTCGATATCAGATTACAGGAATAAATAATGAAAGGGTGAGAAAAAATGCCAAGAAAATTAGCCAAGCCCGAGGACCAAATGAAAAGACAGCTGATTGCCAATATACAGTATGAGGCAGAAATCAGAAGTATTGACCGTGAAGGACAGGCTCTTGTAGCACATTGTTCTGAGGGCACCTACAGGAAAAGAATTAAAGATCCGGGTACTTTTACGGTGGAAGAGTTGTCAAGGCTTGCCAACAAATTTGGCATACCTATTCAGAACCTTTTCAAGGCAAGGGTGGTAGCTGATGAATGACAAAACACTTGACGAACTAAATGACATGGCAAAAAGGTGGATAGACGGAGAGGTTAATCATCTTGAAGTTGTATCACTAAAGTTATTTGATAGGTTATTAGTACTGGAACTTGCTAACGCCTATTCTATGTGCAAGGTTGGTTTGCTCAGCGAAAAATACACTGCCGCATATAAATTAAAATTCTTTCAGGAGTATCGTGAACTAAAGCTCAAGACAGAACATTTGCTGGTCCAACAGGAACAGCAGATTGACTCCGTGAGGAGTGCAAGTGTAACTCTTTCGGAAGTCTGCAAGGAATACGGTAAAGATGAGGTTGACCTCGTTAAACTGTGCGAGTTGCAGGCAAAGGCAATTGATGAGCTGACACATGAGAATGTACATATCAAGCTGTGGAACTCGGTCAGAGCATACAAAAAGCCGAAAGAATACGCGAGGCGGCATATGAATAAGATTATCGATGAGCTTATTGACAGGTTCGGCAGTAAAGTACCGTTTGAGCAGGTTGTTATGTCGTATCTCAACACTTGCCTTAAAGACAACCGCAGAGAGATGTGGGAACAATTGACAGGCGATGACTATCCTACGAAGGCAAGACAGCAGTTGCCGGTTAAAGACGGTAACGCAAAGGGCGAGCTTGAATCAATGAAGAAACATTACGGTGTGAGAACAGGGAAAAAAGTTGTAAAGGAGAGTGTCGAAAAATGATTTTTGTATCAAGAAAGAAATACAAGCGTTGCAAGAGACAGCTTGAAGATGTGCAAGTAAGATTAGCTTCAACAAAAATTGAACTTATTGACGCACATAACGATGTCAGATATTTAAGAGACAGAATTGTTAGAGCTTTCAATGGCTTTAATGAACTTTGTGAAAAGAACAATTTGCCTTTGCCGTTTGATTTGAAACTGATTGAAGAAAGTCTCGCAGATAAAGGGCATATCGAAATTGAAGAAACAGCAGAGGATTATATTTGTGCAAGCTATAAGGAGTAAAAAATGATTTTCAGAAATTGGAAGAGCAAGGGAGAGTACAAAGCTAATTGTGCTAAGCAGGAACAAGACATCAACAGACTTAATGAAAGAATTGATGACTCAGAAAATGTTGAAGCTATCCAGCTCGGAATTATTGACCGACTCAAAGCGGAGAACAACGAACTCAGAGCCGAAATTGAGAGGCTCAAAACGGAAAATCTGACACAGGGCTTTGAGTGTGTCGGAGTATCGGCTATTTGATTGTAAGGAGAATGGAAGTAAATGAAAATGAGAGTCTATAAGTGTGATAGCTGTAACAAAGTTATCACAGATCCGTACACAGTTAACATGAGGGAATTCTATTTAGGGTTTGATGCTGATTGCCTTGGCCTTATCGGGATTGCAATTCCTTTTGAATGCAAGAGAAAAATAAAAATACATCTATGTGATGATTGTTTCAAAGGCTTGCATGTTATTGCCGAAAGAAAGAAGCGTGAAAAGTAATGGAAAGAAAACCGACATTGACTACGATTGCAATCGAAAAACTGCATCCACATCCTGACAACCCTCGTAAGGTTATCGGGGACATTGATGAGCTTGCTGACAGCATTAAGGCAAACGGCATTCTCCAAAACCTCACGGTTGTGCCGATGAATGACGATTGGACGGAGTTTACTGTTATCATCGGACACAGAAGATTAGCAGCGGCAAAGCAGGCAGGATTAACTGAACTTCCGTGCGCTGTTGTCGAGATGACTGAAAAGGAACAGTTATCTACAATGTTGACTGAAAATATGCAGCGGTCAGATTTGACAGTTTATGAGCAGGCAAAAGGATTTCAGATGTTGATTGACCTCGGGGACAGCGTTGCCGAGGTGGTAGAGAAAACAGGCTTTAAAGAAAGCACCGTAAGAAGGAGACTCAAACTTGCAGAACTTGATGAAGAATCCTTCAAGGACAGCCAGCTCAGACAACCCACATTGGCAGACTACGAGCGTCTGAATCAGATTAAGGATATTGATGTAAGGAATGAATTACTTAAATCAATCGGTACTAATAACTTTGATAATCGACTTTATTCAGCCGTGCAAAAGCAGAAAACAGATGAAGAAAAAGAAAAAATTGAAAAGCTCTGTCTTGAACATGGAATGATTAAAGCGCAGAAACATGACGAAATTCCAAGCAATTACGAATATACGGGATTTTTTGCGTTCAAAGATTTGATTGGTAAAGACTTTGCGGACGGCAGGAAAAGATATTTTTATTTTGGTTACGGCTCAAACATCTACATTTACGCAGAAGCATTAGAAAAGCAGGAAAAGAACGATGCCGAAGAAGAAAAGCGAAAGCTTGAAGAGCAGAGATGGGACGAGCTTGTTGAACAGGCGGAAGAAATAGACGAACGCTGTGAGGCCCTCAGAAGAGACTTTATGCTTAATACGAATTTCAATGACAGCAACAAGAAGCAGGAGCTTGTGAAGTTTATTGTAGCCCAAGTGGCGGCAGGAGCCAGTAACAAAAAATATCGTTTTGAAGAAATTATCGAACACGACTTTGAAGATGATGAAAACATAGATAGCTACATCAACGAACATTGGAACAATGACAGCGGCAGAATGCTAATGGCGACGGCATACGCTTTGAGCCAGAGGATTTACGGTTCGTTCGATTATATCAGTGTAAATTATTCGGACAAGACATTCAGCCGAAAAAACAACCCGGAATTAAACAAATTTTATGCCTTACTCTGCAAACTCGGCTATGTGCTGAGTGATGAAGAAATTCAGCTCCGTGACGGCACACATCCGATTTTTACAACAGGTGAAGTAAAATAAACTAAATAAGTTAATCACGCTCTGCACAGCGAGATTATATATATCTCATTTTATACCTATACCTACTTTTCTGAATATTACCATTTTACAAATATCTCAGACAGGTGCAGCTGTCTGAGCTGACTTTTAAACGAGGAGAATAGTCATGAGAGAATATTTATTCAGAGGTAAGATGATAGCTAACGGTAAGTGGTCAGAGGGCAATTTGCTTGTTACTAAACAAGGTTGCTGTATAACACCCGATGCAACCGTTTTAGGCAGCTATGGTGCAGTAGATCCAGAAACAGTTGGGCAGTACACGGGTATGGTTGATAAGCACGGCACAAAAATTTTTGAAGGAGATATCATTGATTTTTCTGACCGTTCAGACGGTGACGGCTACGGAGTTGTTCGGTACGATGCCGAAGAAACAATTTTCGAGTTTGAGTATGATAACTTCTGCGAGGATTTAGGGCGGCGTTATTGGCCTGAAAACGTTGAAGTTGTAGGCAATATCTACGATAATCCCGAACTTTTAGGAGATGAAAATAATGGCAAAAAATGAGGAAGAGAATACAGGGTACATTACTCAATCTACTCGTCATTCTATGCTTGTATCATTGAGCCGTGAAATCAATGTGATTTCAGACGAAAACGCAGTGTTATACGACACAATAATCGAATTGTGCAAAAAGTTCTTTCCTGAAAAAAACAATCAAAAATTTTGCGCTCAATGTAAGATTATGGAGAAAGGAGCTTATGCACCTAATCCTATTGATGATCCAACCACACCCTACATAGAATCTCACATACTGAGATTAGAAATGCTTGCAACCGGAAATATGGAGCTAAAAGACCAAATTGTTAAAATGTGCCGGCTGTTACTTGAGGAGAAAGACAATGACAAAGGCAATGACAGAAGTAAAACTTTGTTTACAATATTTGACACTCCCGAAAATGCCCCGAAACTGTGGAACAGAAGAACATATTGCTATCAAGCCGAAAGAGCCGTACAGGATATGACTGCCGAAAAAGCAATTGAAGTGTTGAATAAAATCGGCGAAGAAACAAACATTGAAGATACACTAAAAAATTTGAGCAATTCCAATATATTTACCGCTCTTAAACTTGCCGTCCATGCTCTTGAAAAGCAAGTGGCAAAAAAACTTAAAGAAGTGATACGCACAAGTAGCAATAAAAAGAGCAGAGTAAAAGCGTTTGAACATAATTATAACCACCAGAATTGGCAAGATCAGGTGCCGATACCCGAGTACAAAGAATGGCAATGGACTGACTATCAATGCCCCATTTGCAACGCCCTCATCAAAGAGGGCAGACCTGAATTTTGCTGGCGCTGCGGACAGGCTTTTGACTGGTCAGATGAAACGGAGAGTGAAAATAATGAAAAAAGGGACAACAGTTGAAAGTGGATATGATGCCGAGGGACGCTGGCATTTGAAGCTCAGAAAAGCCAAAGGCAAGTTTACGCTCGACGAAATAATTGAAGCGGCGAAAGAATGGGAAGAAGATTACTACGCCGTGATAATTAAAGCAATGAGCGACGAGACAGCACAGTATTACGATGATGACCTTGAGGGGGATTACGTGACGCTATATCGTGCCACGGATTTTATAAGTAAAGAGGTGTAAAAATAATGTATCACGGCATCAAATATAAAGGCTTACGCTATAAGCTTTTTTCTTTCCGTTGGAAACGAAAAAATCGCAATTGGAAGGATTGCCCGAAGAAGCGCAAGGCAATGAAAAAGGATTGGGAAATGAAGGTGAAAAATAATGGTAAAAAATAGGAAGAAGGATAACATTGACCTTATTTGCGAGGAGTTAACGAAATACAATGAACAACACGGAACATCGTACAGCTACGGCGAATATACAGCACTCGTCGGAATGGGAAAAATCAAAAGTAAGCACCGAAACAAAAGAGACATTGACCTGCCGCTCTTGTAAGGAATGCCGAGGGTACAAGTTTTGTGCAAGCAGAAGCAGGGATTATCCTTGCCTGTGTTTTACAGCTAAAAATGAAAGGTGACTACATATGAGAAGAGCAGATAAAGAATTTTTAAAAAGTCAGATAGAAAATTTAAAAGAATCCGCACACGAGCGTTTTGCGACAGTACTTATGCAGATTGATTATCTTAATCTTAAATTATTCAGAGCTGAAAAAGGCTGCAAAAAGCTCAGGGAAGAAAACAGAAGATTAAGAGCAGAAAATCAGATGCTCGAGGACAACATGGGGAATCTTTTGTGTACAAGAGAGGAAGAAATGAAGTACAACAGAGTGCTGAATGAAAACATCACAAAGCTGGCTGAGGTCAACGCACTTATGGCAGGTAAGCTCTCGGTGTATGAGCCTATTAAGAAGGCTGAATCTCAGCCCGATGAGACGGCTGACACAGCGGCAGAAGAATAATTAAGGCAACACCCTTGCTGCGTGCAAAATCCAATTTTAAAATCAAGAAATCAAACAATTTCCATATTCAAAACTAAAATCAAAAAGCAATGACTTCTTTTTTTGATTTTAGCTGTTACAAGAAGAGCCGAGGTAACGGTTCGACATATTGCAATAAAATAAGAACACACAATTGCATAGTGGCAAGGTTTGCAAAAAGCAGTAGCTCAATGGTCAGATGGGCTACTGCTTATTTATATCTTTCAGTATTAATATTCTAAAGCAGAATAATAATCAGTCATAATTGAGGGAGCTGAAATGCTCCTTTAATATCCTGCTCAAATGATTATTTAAGCAGGGAAAACAGGAAATATATACTATAATAAAAGGTTATGCTATGTACACTTATAAGAGAACAATCAAAAGCGGAGATATGATTGAGGTTGAGTATTACCAGTCAATCAGAAAAATAGGCAAGAACTACGGCGGAAGGAAATCAAATAATTCTTTAAGTCCTGCCAAGATGAGAAAAGCAAACAAGCTCCGTGCAGTCAAGCATATGCAGAGGCTTATAAATGCAAACTTTGGGAGCGGTGATTTTTTCTGTCGCTTTTCTGCGCCGTATGGAACATATGAAACAGAAGAAGAGTTTCGCAAAGAGGTAGGCAAGTGGCTTTACAGAATAAATTACCGCCTGAAAAAGCAGGGCAAGGGCAGACTAAAGTACATAGCGTTTATTGAATGCGGTAAGTCGGGCAAGAATTGGCATATCCACATCATAGTCAGCAAAGAGGACAGGGAACTGCTGTCTGAACAATGGCCCTACGAAAACGGTCAGAACTTTACTCCGCTATATAAGAACGAGAATTTCAAAAAGTTAGCTGAGTACATAACAAAAGATTTGACCGGTAAAGAAGATGTTGATGCCGCACAAAAGCGGATGATGACAAGTCGCAATCTTACAAAGCCTGAATCGGTCACAAGAAAGGCGAAAAGAAAAGAGATTAGAGCCTTAGAGCGTGGAGAAATGATTGAAGCGCCCGAGGGGCATTATCTCATTGAGGACGATTACTCAATGAACTACTCGGATATCGGCGGTGCAAAATGGTATTTTTGTTTTTTGCCGATTACGCAGAGGCGAAAATGGTAAATAATGGTAAATTCAGACCGTGCGATGTACGGTCTTTTGGGGTTGCACAAAAATGAAGTATGCAGCGGAATAGATACAAAATCAAAGGAGAGATAAATTTGAAAGAAAACAAAGCCAAATGTCCGTTCTATTCTTACGACAGCCAAAGTAAAATTTGCTGTTTCGGGGCGGTGTTCAAGAGCAAGAGTACAACGCTGTTTTTTGATTCACCGCAAGACAAGGAAAATCACTTCAACGATTTTTGTGGGAGCTATTGTTGGAGGGGCTGTCCGCTGGCACAGACGATAATAAAAAATGAGTAAATAAAAACCCTCATCCGCCGTGAAAAGTGGATGAGGATTTTTATTATTTGTTATTGTTTTCTGTCGCAATCCTTTATTAATTTTTAAAAAACATAATATGCGAAAATTTTAAATCAATTCAAAAATTTTAGTTTCGTCACGGTTTTGCCTCTTGGTGAAACCGTGTTTTTGCATACCAATATTAGGCCCTGAAAAAAGTATGAAAAATCATTGAAAAAGTTTTAACTTTTATGCGAAGAGAAAAAAACATAAAATTAAAATACAGATTTGGCACGATTTGGCACGAAAAGGGCGGTGAGCTGATGAGCGATAAATTAAAATCACAGGCACAAAAAGCAGAATCAAAAACGAGGAAGAAGAAAACCGATGAACCGGAATTGATTGACTGGGCAACGGTCAAGGCTGAATATGTGAGCGGAACAATGTCAGCCGCCAAGCTCGCCGACAGATACGGTATAAGCGTGTCATCAATCAGCAAGAAGTGCGCGTCTGAGCATTGGCAGGAGCTGAGGAAGCAGAATCAGAGTGAAACCGCAAACAAAATAGCCAAGAAAATCAACACAGAGAAAGTGAAGAAAACCGTCAGAGAGATTGACAGGGTTGTGGCCGTTGCCTCAAAACTCATCACAAAGCTGAACAGAGCCGTTAATGAGCTTGACAAGGACGAGGAACTCATCAAGAAGAAAGTAACGGTTAAAGCCGAAAAAAGCGAAGATAAGAAAGCCGCCACAGTGGAAGAAGAATACAGATACGATTATGCAAAGCGCAAGACACTTGTAAACACAAAGCGTGCAGCGGAAATCTCTAAGAGTCTGCTCAATGTTCGTAACATACTCGCAGATTATACGACGGAACAGGACGAAGAGAACGCTCTCGGCATTATCGAAATCCCGATGCAGGAAGTAATGCGACCACCCGAAGATGACGAGCAGGACGGTGAAAGCCTTGAGTAAGAAAGTCATATGGACTCCTCAGCCGAAACAGAAAATAGCGTTGAGCCGTGGCGAAGATGAAATGTTATACGGCGGTGCGGCAGGCGGAGGCAAGACCGATTATCTTGTAGTTGAGGCGGCTCGACAGGTGAATATCCCCGAATACAGAGGACTAATATTGCGAAGAGCTGTTCCTGACCTTGCACGAATTATTGACCAAACGAGGGCTATTTATCCGTCAATAGATAGGGGCGCAAGGTACAACGCAACAACGAGAGTGTGGACCTTTTCAAGCGACGCACAAATTAAGCTCGGCTCTTTATTTCGCACGAATGAAAAGTACAAGTATCAAGGCCAGCAATACGATTTTATCGGCTTTGACGAATTAACGCAGTTTACATTTGACGAGTACAGTTATTTAAAATCCCGAAATCGTGGTAACTGCAAGGCGACGAAGGTGTATATGCGGTCAACTGCCAACCCCGGCGGAGTAGGCCACGGCTGGGTGAAACAGTATTTTGTGACTGCCGGAACTCCGGGCGAAACTATATGGCTCAGCGACAAAGTAATTATGCCTGACGGCACGACCAAAAATTATTGGAGCAGTAAAGTCTTTATTACGGCAAGCGTTTTTGACAACAATGCCTTAATGAACAATGACCCCGATTATGTCAAGCGACTGGCACAATTGCCCGAAGCGGAGCGTAATGCCTTACTCTATGGCTCGTGGGATAGTTTTGAAGGACAGGTTTTTACCGAATGGATAGATAACCGAGAGCATTACAAGGACAGACGGTGGACTCATGTTATTGAGCCGTTCAAAATTCCGCAAAGTTGGCGAATAATACGCTCGTATGACTGGGGATATACAAGACCGTTTTCAGTCGGGTGGACTGCCGTTGACCAAGACGGCAGATTTTACCGCATAAGGGAGCTGTACGGCTGCAAGAAAAATCAGCCGAACACAGGTGTACGCTGGCCAATCGAAAAAGTGGCACAGGAAATTCTTGCAATTGAAAATAATGACCCTCAAATTAAGGGCAGACAGATATACGGTGTGGCGGATCCGGCTATCTTTGCAGAACAGGGCAGCGGAAAAAGTCAAGCTGCAACACACGCACAGTTGGGTGTGTTCTGGAATAAGGGCGACAATGCGAGAATTGCCGGAAAAATGCAGTTTCATTCACGGCTTGCATTCGATGAGGAAGGCTATCCGATGTTTCAGTGTTTCAACACTTGCACTAACTTCATCAGAACAATTCCGAACCTTGTGTATTCACAGATTGACACCGAAGATATTGACACTGAGGGTGAAGATCATATTTATGACGAACAGCGATACGGCTTTATGACCTCGATAATTACACCAAAAGAAGTTGTACTGAGAAATGCAAGGGCATTTGATCCGCTGAATTTAAGTCAGACACGATATTACAACAGATAGGAGATTACCAAAATGAGTGAAGTAAAACGAGATGAAAACGGAATGATTATGCCGATAAAAACTACATATCCAGCTCTGGCCTCGGAGAAATCAAAGCTGAGCAATGTTTACGGCAAAGGCGATAAGACGACTGATGAAGAGCCGAAATCAGCCGAACAGGCAGAAAAAGAGAACGAGAGCAGCGGCAATCCTATCGGACTTGACGAAATACACGAGGCCATGCAGACCTTCCGCAAATATCAGAACAGCAAAAAGCAGTATGATGAAAGGTTTAAGCAGGCTTTCAAAGAATATAATCTGCTCTATACAGAGGCTACTGCACCGCAGATTAAAACTGACGATAACGGCAGGCCTCGAAAGGTGCTTGTACCGCACCGCAAAGGCGCACAGGCACTTAATGTCATAATGAACAAGCACGCTGACGCAATGGATAATTATCCCGAAATTATATGTTTGCCGAGAGCACAGGACGACGAACAGGCGGCTAAAACACTCAACAGCGTAATACCGTGCATACACAAACGCAATGGATTTATAAGGACCTACTCTGATGAACAGCTTGACAAGTTTGTAGGCGGTTGCGGTTGTTACGCAGTATTGTGGGACAAGACCGCAGAAAACGGACTGGGTGACATTGCTATCAGCCGTGTTGACATTTTGAATCTCTTTTGGGAGCCTCATATTGAAAACATACAGGACAGCGCCAATGTATTCTTTGCCCGATATTTTGACGAAGAAGGAATCAGAAAGGTATATCCCGAGCTTGAAAGCGTTTCGACTGCATCGCTTGGACTTGTGGAACACGAAACCTACGACAACAGCAATAAGTCCAATGATAAAGTCATCTTACTTGACTGGTACTACAAAAAGAACGGCGAACTGCACCTCTGTAAATTCGTCGGTGAACACATTCTCTACTCTTCGGAAAACGAGGGCAAGCCGATTTACAACCACGGCAAATATCCGTTTGTACTTGAACCGATGTTCAGACTGCGTGATACTCCCGTGGGTTTCGGTTTTATGGATGTTGTGAGAGCACCACAGAATCAGCTGGATGAACTCAAACACGATATGCTTGTGAACATCAAAGTCAACTCACAGCCGAGAGTGTACGCAAATACAGGCGTCGGAGTGAACAATGACGATATGACCGACCTTGACAAGACGGTAATTGAAGTCAACGGACAGTTGCAGGGTAACATTGCACCGGTTGAATCAAAAGAGCTTGCCTCGGGCGCATGGAGCTTGTACGACAGGCTCTCTAATGAAATCAAAGAAACTTCTGCTACGAATGACGCGAGTAATGGAGCAAGTGCGGCAGGTGTTACAAGCGGTTCGGCAATTGCGGCATTGCAAGAGGCAGGCGGAAAAGTAAGCAGAGACTCGAATAAACTTGCACAGGAAGCAATGACGGAGCTTGCACAGTTGGAAATTGAACTGATGAGGCAGTTTTATAACTTGCCGAGAATTTTCAGAATCACTGGTGAAAACAATCAGACTACATATGAGGAGTTTGACAATACAGACCTCAGAAAACAGCCGTTGACATATACAGACACAGACGGTCAGACGGTAAACTATACCGACGAGGACGGCAACATACTTGAACGACTGCCGATTTTCGATATTGACGTGAAGGCGCAAAAGGCAAGCCCGTTTGCAACAGCGGCACAAAATGAAATGATGATGAATCTGTTCCAGATGGGCGCGTTCAATCCGCAGGCGGCAGACGCTACGCTTGTAATGCTTGACGGCATGACCTTTGAGGGCAAAGAAAAACTGATTGAAAAAATCAAGCAGAATCAGACCTTGTCGCAGGCGGTGCAGGAGCTTTCAAATAAAGTGCAGATGCTGGAAGCAATGAACGCAAGCAGAACAGCGGCAGATGTGCAGAATGCTATGCCGAGCGAAAACGCACAGAACGCACAGCAGACACCGCCACAGACAGAAAGCAGGGCGGCAATGTGATTGAAATAACATTGATTGACAGCGGAAATCTGATATATTTTGAAAGCAAAGGACACGGCTCACATGATGTGTGTGTTGCCGTGAGTGCTTTATGTTCTACATTTTTGCAGTACGTGCGTGAAATGCAGGACGAAAACAATGTGACGATAGTCAATGAAACCTATGAAAACGGTCACACGGAATCAGAGTTTTATATTGTCAGCTCAGATGCCGAAGTACGCAATGGCATAAAAGCACTATGGACGGGATTTGAACTTTATGCCAAAAATTTCCCCGATGAAATAGATTTAAACTATGATGACGGCAAACCGAAATAAAGTTTAAAATCAACAAGAGTTTTAACTTTTTTTGAAAAATTAAGGTTGATATAATTAAAATATAAGGTCGCAGTAGTGGGACTGCATTAAGGCCTGACACCTCGGAAAGACGAGAGAGAGACACCTCGGAAAGACGAGAGACGGAGGTTCTTATGAACGACAAATTTTTAAAGCTTATCGTAAATCTGCATGACGGCGACTCAGCAGGCGCAGCTGACGGCGGAGACGGAAACGGTGAGAACGGTGAAGCCACAAGCACCGACAACATAAGCCGTGAAATGAGAGAGAGAGCTGAGAGAATCGGCATAGGTGACGACCTTATCGACGATTACAATAAGGCTTTCGGCAACGGCAATCAGAATCAGAACAACGCAGAAGGCGAAAACAACAGCACAGACACAGACGGCGAAGAAAACTCAGAAGAAGAGTTTGAAAAGCTGATTAAGGGCAAGTACAAGAATGTGTATCAGAACAGGGTGCAGTCTTTGGTGAAGGACAGACTGTCAACCAAAGATAAGCAGATTTCGGACATGCAGAAAAGAGAAAGCACCGGCAATCAGATTTTTGCCCTTATTGCAAACAAGTACAATGTACAGCCCGATGACCTTGACGGTCTTCTCAAAGCCGTAACAGAGGATAAGGATTTGTTTGCAGAAAAGGCTCTTGCCGCCGGAGTAACGACAGAAGAGGCACGCAACGACTTTTTCAATCAGCAGAAAACAAATGCACAGGAAGAAGAGCTTGAAACCCTCCGAAGAGAAAAAGCCGCAAGAGAGCTTGACACGCATTTAAGGTCAATTGCAGCGGAAACGCAGAAGGAATTTCCAAACTTCAACCTTGAAGAGGAATTTCAGAATTCGTCATTCAGAACAGCTCTTGACTTTATTGCTCAACAGAGAAATGAACAGAACGAAAAGACAGGTCGTAATGATGAAATTTACGATTTGACGACTGCGTATAAAATGGCACATTTCGATGAACTTCAGAAAGACCTTGTAAAGCGTTCAAGCTCTGCCGCAATCAGTGCGGCGGCACAGTCAATTCAGAGTGGCGCAAGGAGACCAACCGAAAATGCGGTCAAGAAAAGCGGTACAACCACGCAGAGAAAGAGCGTGGAAGATATGTCTGACGCTGAATTTGATGCCTTTTATGAGAAAGTAAGACGAGGCGAGGCACACCTCTAATGCCTTGCCGAAAGGAAGGTACGACAATGAAAAGCAAGATTATTAAGCTTATTATCAATATCCACGGTAATACGGTTGACGCAGGCGGTGTAAACAAGTCAAACGGCTATGTTTACAATGCTTACGGCAATACGACATCAACATCGGGCAATGACTGGACACCCGAAAAAGCTACATATTATCACAAAGTGTTCCTCAAAAACTTGACAGCAAAATGCGTTCACGGTCAGTTTGGTGAGCATGACACAATTCCGAAACAGTCGGGCAACATCTACAACAAGAGAGGTATTTCACCATACCCGACTGTTACAACACCGTTGCAGGAAGGCATTACTCCTGTTGGTAACAAGATGAGCTTCTACTACGTTGAGATTGCAGTCAATCAGTACGGCGCATATACACCGATTACCGACTGGGCAAGTTTCTGTAGCCGTGATGATGTTATGACCAAGGACAGTGAGGAGCTTGCTTCACAGGCTGGCCGCTCAATTGAAGAGATTGACCGTGAGGCTCTTAATGCCGGAACAAGCGTTATCTATGCACCGGCTGTAGGCTCTGACGGTACGGTTACAGAGGTTGCAAGCCGTGCGGCGATTACGCCCAACAGTAAGCTCACTATTGACACCATTTTCAGAGCGCTGAACTATCTCGAATGTCAGAACGCTGAGCCTATCGGCGAAAACTATGTCGCTGTTGTACACCCGAATGTTAAGTACGACATTATCAGCAACAAGGATTTTATCAGCGTAGTTAAGTATGCTCACGCAGACAAGATTTTCAAAGGGGAAATCGGTACAATCGGTAGTGTTAAGTTTGTACAGTCGAACTTTGCGAAAGTGTTCAAGGGTGCGGGCGCAAGCAAGATTGATGTGTATTCAACGCTTGTGTTCGGTAAGGACGCATATGTTACCGTTGAGATTGAGGGCGAAGGCACTCAGACAATCGTTAAGGGCTTTGGCTCAGGCGGTACATCTGACCCACTCGACCAGAGAGCGACTCAGGGTTGGAAAACAACTCACGGCGTCGGCATTATCGGTCAGACCAGAATGGTGAGAATTGAAACAGCTTCTTCACTTAACACCGTAGCACAGACAGCTTCTCCGGCTGTAGCGTGATTGGGAGGTATAACCTATGGCAACAACAAAGAAAGCCGCAGAGACGGCAGAAAATACAGAAGTATCGGCAGCGGAAACTACTGCCGATACCGTAACAATTGAAAAATCTCAGCTTGATAAGCTTCTTGGAATGTATGACGAGCTTCAGGAAATCAAGAAGAGTATGCCGATCGACCGCAAGGCGGAAAAAATCAAGCAGGACAAGGAACTTGCAAAGCTGATTGAAAAGGCAAACAAGGAAAGTGAAGAACTTGTTGAGTACATCGCTCCTACAGGTTCAATGAAGTCAAACAAGAATATTGAGGTCAATATCAACGGTGTGCAGTACACTGTTCCGAGAGGTGTTAAAACGAACATTCCACGCAAGGTTGCGGAGATTATTGACAACTCAATTAAGCAGGCTGAATTCGCGCAGGGCGTGCAGGATAAGGCTGCCGAGATCGCTCAGCAGGCAATTGCCGAGGGCAGAATCTAATTCAATAACAAGGAATAAATTGTACTCCTTACACAAAATTCGCAGAAGGGCGGGGGCGGTAGCTTCCGCCTTTTTGCGTTTTTGCGTACACAGATATTAGAGAGGTGATTATATGACACTTGACAAGGTAATTGAAAGAGTGAGGAATCTTAAAAGCGGATATGATGTGTCCGATGAGGACATTATAAGTTATATTAATGAGGTAGAAATGGAAATCATCAGCAATGTAATAAGTAATCGCGAAGGCGATAATTACATAGTTGGAACATACGGAAACTATCTGATTGACACGGACCGTGACTTTGAACTGCTTGCCCCTGCTCCATACGACAGAATGTATGAGGTTTATTGTGCGGCACAGATTGACAGGGACTACGAAGAGGCTGAAAGATATTCCGTTGATATGAGTGTATATAATCAGCTGAGGCAGGATTTTGGAGTGTTTTGGTTCCGAACACACCCACAAAAGAAAAGGTATAACTTTCACATTGGTTAAGAGGTGACAATATGCTACCCGAATTAAGAATACCGAGGAGAGACACAACGAGTATCAGTGTGTTCAGAGGACTTAACCGAAGTCCGAACACAGGCTTTTCAAGGGTTTCAAGCTCATCAAGCAGTATTTACACAGAGTTCAAAGATTTTAAAAATATGACTTCTGATAAATACCCACAGCTTGCACCGAGAGCAAACCGCTCCCGAATTACTTCCGATAGCCAAATCAAAATCATCTCAAATCTTTTGTCGGCTAACTCAGGTTTGATTTATATTGACTCAGACAAAAATCTGCATATCGGGGCAGAGGTCACAAAGATTGATGAGATTGATGCGGCAAAACAGCACCATATTGTTTTATACGGCAACAAGGTTGTAGTATTCCCCGAGAAATTCTCGGTTAATATGAGCAACAAAAAGGTGACTATGATTGATTGCCGGAACAAAGATTTGAGCACACGAGTAGAAACAAAGAGTAATCTGCAACTTGATGCCTTGACATTTGATTATGCATATTTGTTATGTTCAATTACACGTTCATATTATGACGCAAGTGCGAACAAGAATTATCGACCGAGCGTAACTTTATATACCAACAACGATTTAACCGACGCCAAATATCAGTTGACAAGTAATAAAGACATGGTTGATATATTCAGCTTAAATTATATTAGGATAGGCACGGTAATTGAGAGTTATAACAACTTTTACTCTGTTATCGGAATTGAAAAGAAGGACAGTACATTTAAAAAGAATAGGCTTTTGAATTTCAAAAAGTTATCTCAAAAGTTTAATTATACGACAATAAGAGCCAAAAACATTGGATTGCATATTGAAGTTGGAGATTTTGTTAAAATCAGCGGATTAACTGACTCTCTTGTCAGCACAGATGCCGAAAGCTACGTTGATAAGACTTATATGGAAAAACTTAACGAAAAAACTTTCAAGGTTTATTACGTTTCCAAAAATGAGCTTGTAATCAAGTGCGAATTGGAATCAAGCGTGCCGTACACAGGTACAGTCACAGTTGAAAGAATCTCTCCCAATTTTGATGAGGGAAAAATTGTTGAAATGCAAAACCGCTTGTGGTGTTGCTCCTCAGACAAAAACGAAATTTATTGTTGTAAACAAGGCGATGAGCGCAACTGGCAGGCATACAGTGACGGAATCAGTACAGACAGCTGGGCTATGACCTGCGGTAAAGAAGGAAAGTTTACAGGGATTGCAACACGAGGCGACAGCGTTATTTTCTTCAAAGAAAACTACGCATTAAAAATCTACGGAACAAAGCCGAGCAATTTTACCCTTGCAGAATACAATGTGCCGGGTGTCGCAATCGGAAGCGAAAAGAGCCTAATAAGCATTAACTCAACCTTATTTTATCTTGGCCATAACGGTGTATATGCTTATCAGAGCGGTAGCTTGCCGGCACTCATAAGCGAAGAATCTTTGTGGGGACATACTTATAAGAACGCAGTCGGCGGCAGACACGGAAATAAATACTACATATCTGCCGAAAGAGATGACGGAGAGCAGGAACTTCTTGTGTACGATACCGACAAAGGCTTGTGGCACAAGGAAGACGACGCAAAGATGATTGACTGCACCACATACAACGGTGTTCTGTATTGGCTTGACGATACCAAAGAAAACATTATGTGTCCTGATAAAGCGGACAATCTTCTTGTTGACAATACGAAATATGAGTATCAACAGGAAGAGTGCTTTGAGTGGTCTGCTGAAACAGGCGACCTTTACGACGGCGAATTTAATGTGAAAAATATCGGAAAAATTCGAATCGGCATTAAAGCCGAAAAAGGAGCAAAGGTCAGCTTGTTTGTGCAGTATAAGGACAACGGCGAATGGCGGAAAGTCAGCGAAATGCTGTACAGCGAGAAAAAGCCGAGAGTATTCGCCGTAGCTTTACGCAGAGCGGAATATTTAAGGCTTAAACTTGTAGGAACGGGACAGGTCGAAATTTACGGAATTGATATTGAGCACAGCAGAGGAAGTGATAAGCGTGGCAACATTTAAACTTGATCCGCCCCCTTCAACAAATGACATGGGAGAAATGCGGAACTATCTAAACGATATGTACGAACAGCTGGCTTTCGTGCTCAGTAATATTGACAGCGACAACATAACAGATGATTTTCTATCCGCAATCGGACAGTCACAAAAAGGAAGTGAAAAATAATGGCTTATACATACAAGGTTTACGGCACAGGCGATGTTGACAATGCGGTTAATAACTATAACCGTGTTGCCTCATCAGCTCCGACATACGCTGACAGTTACGACACAAGACAGGCTCGTCAGCAGGCTGACAACTACGCTAATTCCTACACGGATAAAATCAATAAGGGATATACGAGCAAGTACAAGGGAGCGATTGACGAGCTTGCCAATCAGTACCAAAAGAATAAATTTGACTGGACTCCCGAAAATTCTTCTGAATATCAAAAGGCGAAAGAAAAATATACCCGTGAGGGTAAGGTTGCACAGGAAAATGTACAAGGAAGTTATGCAGCTAACACAGGCGGTTACAGTAACACTTATGCACAGGCGGCAGGACAAAAGGCATTCGGCGAGTATATGGACGAGCTTGCAAACAAGGTACCAACACTAAAAAATGAAGCCTACAAGAGTTATCAGCAACAGCAGGAAGATACACTAAACAGAATCGGCGTATTGCAGAACCTTGATAACACGCAATATCAGCGTTACAGGGACAGCGTAACGGATGATTACGACTTTATGACCTATTACGAAAACAAGTACGGCACAAGCAAAGGCCTTGATATGAGCAACTTTCAGAACGAACTCGCTCACTGGCAGACACAAATGTCAGCGGCACAGAGTAATCTTTCAGACATCAGAAGTCTTGCCGAGGCACAGTATGAACACAACACATTGAGTGCCGACACAAGGTCAAGTATTGACAGCCAGCGCAGACAGTCGGACGCTTATTACAATTATCTGAACAGTCAGGTAAAAATAAAGTGAGGTGAGAAAATTGAGTGTGAACAGTGAAGAAAAAATTTATAATGACCTGATGAATGAAGTACCAAGTCAGACGGTGAGCGGTGACACTAAGCAGAGTGCCGCCGCTCTTGCGGGTGCAGAATCGACAGCGACAGGACAGGCTGACAACTATAAAAGCACTTACAGCGGTAAGTTAGATGACGCCATAAGTAACTATCTGACAGGCAGAGGATTTGAATATGATCCGACGCAAGACAAGGCATATCAGCAGTACCGCAAGGAATTTGCACAGAATGCCGCTATGGCACGAGATACGAGCCGTAACACAGCTAATCAGCTTTCAGGCGGTTACAATCCTACCTATGCCGATACTGTCGCAGACGAGGTCTACAATGACCGTATGGGGAATATAAGCGATGCGGAAAGCACATTTAAGGGGCTTGCACAACAGGACTATCAGGCAAAGCAGGAGAAAAACGCAAATGTGCTTAACCTTTACAATACGCTTGAGGGTACGGATTACAGCCGTAATCGTGACACGGTAGGAGACTACAAGAACTATCTTAATCTTCTTGCAAGCAGGTACTCAACCGACAGACAGGCAGACACAAACCTTGACAGTGCTAACAATGATGTTTACTCAGCAAAACTTAACGGAGCAGTAAATAATCTCTCATCAGCAAGAGCAGCAGACAGTCAGCGTTATTTGTATGACACGGTAAGTGCCAATCAGCTTGCACAAAATGCACAGGCTGAAAGAGAAAACGCTCAGAAGATTGAATACGATAAAAATAAATCTGCTTATGACGCTTATGTTAAGGCTCAGACAGAGTTGGCAAAAGAACAGAAAGCTGCACAGGAGAAAGAGGATAACCGCAGATACAGAGCGGCATATGATAAGTTCGTAGATGCATATGACCTTAAAAATGCTAAGTATGAATACAAGGTCGGTCAGCTTGCACAGGGCTATTATAACGGCTACATCACGCTTGACGAAATGGACTATATTGCCGATAAGCTCAATGTCAGCACGGCTGACCTGACAAGCACGCTTGACAGGATGAGCAAAAACGGTGGAACGCTTAATGATGACCACTACGGCGGTCCGAACTCAATGAGTATCGGTAAAAACACTGATTATTTTCAAACGTCAACTTCAAGAGTTACTACGGACGAAAACGGAAAAACAAAATATTTATCGGAAAAAGAGTGGAACGAACTACCGATAAATAAGAAGAAAAAGTGAGGACTGTATATATGGCACAGCAAAGAAAAAGAACCGCAGGCGACGATTTAAGAGATTTTAAAGCAGGCAAAATCAGCGGAAACTTTTATCACAACGGTATTGACCGTTCGGATAATTATATTCAGCATACATCAGCACCGAGGTATATAACCGATGAAAACGGAAAAACGCAGGTGGCTTCATATAACGAATGGATTCAGCAGGAAGTATTTCAGCATCAACACGATTTACCAAACGACACAAGTTCGACATCATCAAATAATAAAACAGCGACAAATGATATTTCTGTAAAAAGCAGTAACAATACTTCTTCAAGTGCAGGCTCGGATATTAAATCCTTTTTTAGTGGAAATTTGAATAATGCGAACAGCTCCGCAGAGGATTTGAAGGACGCAATTAAAAACCCGAACAAGTCTTTGAATGATAGAGTTAAAGGACTTACATACATGTATAATGCTGCGGTTGCAACCGGTGACAACAAAACAGCCGAGAAAATGCAGAAAGAATATGATGAACTTGCCGACAGGGTTAATAAGCAGACGGAAATAAACCGACATAACGCTAAGGAATATGCGCGCAGTCAATCTTTAAAAGGTATGACCGAAGAAAGAAAAGCATTAGTTGATGAACGCAACAAGTATGCACTTGATAACGGACTTGTAACCTCTACAGGTATTGATACAAGAAAAAAGGATAGGTATAAAGTTTATTCAGAGTACAATTCAAAAATTGATGAGCTTGACAAACAGATTGCAGAAAAGCAGAGAAACGGCGAGTATGATTTAAGTGATTCGCAGAAAGCTGTTCTTGCCGATATTGGCAACAAAGCAAACAAACTTACGGAAAGTTTTGAAAACAAATATAAAAACTCAACGCTTGAGCAGAGGCTTAATGCGAGATTGCACGCAACAACAAGTGAGCTTAACTGGCTTAATAAGCATATGTATGACAATGCCACAAGCGAAGAACTTGAAAAATACAACCGGGAACTGAGCAAAGAATACGAAAATCTGTATGACAGAGGAACAACAGGTACAGACGAAAACAAAGAAGCAAGACGCAGGAATATTGAAGATGAACAGGATAAAATTGATACATACATCAATAGAGCTAAACTCTCTGAACAGAAGAAAAAAGAGTATGACGATATAGTTGATAAGAATGTTATACTCAAAACTGTAATGCAGAAGTACTATGCTTTACAACACTATGATGATACCAAGCATATGCTTGCAAGTACAGGACACGATACTGACAGCATAAAAAATCAGGTGACTCTTGATGATTATAACTACATTAACAAGTTGTCCGACAAAGAGCGTACACAGATTGAAAAGAATTTTAAGAATCTGAAAAAGGAAGGTTATGACACCGAATCATTATATAAATGGTATGAAAGAGAAAGAGATGAAGAAAAAGCAGCGGAAACTACAAGAATAAGTACAGAGTATGCTGATGAACATCCTATACTCGGTTCAATTGCAAGCGTAGGAGCAAGGCTCGGTGGTGCTGTTCCCGATGCAGTAAAATATATCTCAACCGACCTTAATAAGAAATATAACGGCGGTGACGGCTACATTAACCCCGAAGCAACCAATACCGCTATATCTGATGCTATGCGTGCAAAGGTATCTGAAAACATTAACAATGATTTCGGTTCATTCCTTTACAACACAGGAATGAGTATGGCTGACTTTGCCTCTTTGTTACCGCTCAATGCCGTTCCGGGCGGACAGGCTTTGTCACTCGGCATTATGGGCACAAGTGCCGGTGTCGGTGCGGCGAACGAAGTTATCAACAACGGCGGTACAATTGACAATGCGGTAAAGACCGGTATTGCATCAGGTATTGCCGAAACTCTTTTTGAAAAGGTTTCTCTTGAACAACTCTCAGCGTTTAAAGCAAGCGGTAAAAGCACATTTCGTGCGGCTGTCGGCAATGTGCTTAAAGGTGCATTTACTGAAGGCTCGGAAGAGGCTTTTACCGACCTTGCAAACAGATTGACTGATGACGCAATAAACAAGGATTTATCTTCATACAACCTTTCAAAGAAAAATTATATGGAACAGGGAATGAGTGAGGCTGAGGCGGAGAATGCCGCAAGCTGGGACTTTTGGAAGAATGTCGGACTTGATTTTGCCGGCGGTGCAATATCGGGCGGTGTGCTTAACCTTGCTACCGCAGGTGTCAATCTTGCAGGTGCAAAAATTGATATGGCCCAAAATAAAGAGAGCAACGCACAAATCGGTAAAGCTGTTATGGCCGATGAAAACTTTGACCTTGATTTACTCATTAGGAAAGGTCTTGCAACTGACAAAAACGATAGAGCATACAACTATGCTCACAAAATGCAGAAACTCGTTGAAACCGATAACGAGGGAAAAATCAGTGCCGGAGATGTCGGCAACCTTATGTATCTTATCAACAGAGAGACTGCCAAAAATCCCGAGCTTATAAATAAAATAGCTCAGGTTAAGAAGCAGAATACACAAGAGCAGAGTAATCAGGCCGTTAATGCTCAGAACGAACAGAACCATACACAGCAGAACACGGCTCAGAACGGACAGCAGAATGCAGAACAGGCACAGGCAAGCACTGCAATCGACGCAACCAAAAAAGCCAATACAGAGGCTATCAGCAAAATGTACGGTGTATATGCTTTTGGCAAGAAGCACCCAAACGGCATTATCGCAACAGATACTTCAACAGGTAAGGTCGTCAAGGTTGCACTAAAGAGCCTTGAGTGCTCGGCTAAAATCAATCGCAGTGATGAAGAAAACACACTTATATTCAATACAAATGACGGCAAGCAGGTTAATGCGGACAGCATAACATTTTCTGACAGTCAGCTTGATACGATTGTTCACAGCGCAAACGAATTTGATACATACGGTGCGAGGAATTATATTTCCAACTTTGAGGAGTGGAGAGAAAGTCCGCAGGCTCAGAAAATGAGCGATGAGGAAATGCTCTACAAATATAACAAAGCATATTCAGCCGCATACAGCTTTGGTCGAGAGGGCGTTAAACTTGATTCACTCAGAGAAACTTCTGAATATACGATTCTTAAAAATATTCTCGGTGAACAGATTGTAAGTCAGGCATTGAGCACCGGCAGAAGAGATGTTGACATTAACACTCAACACCATGCCAACAGACTGACCGAGTTAATCAACCGCAACGGCAGAGCCGACACAAGCGGTGTGAGCGTGTATGCAGACAGCGGAACAGATGTTTCACACATTCCGCAGGAGCTTATTAATACACTCGGCAACCTTGCAACAAAGACGGGCAGAAACATTATTATCTCAGACCGCCTTGCAGACGGAGTGAACGGTGTTGCAAAAGACGGCAATATTATCCTCAGTTCAGAAATCAGCAGTCAGAAAATTCTTGCCACAGCTTTACATGAAGCCGGACATATGATTAAGAAAACCAACCCGACCGAGTGGCGAACATTGAGTGACTTTGTAGCTGACTACCTTGTACGCAAAGGTGTTGACCTTAACAAGATGATTGACCGCACAATTGAGAGATACGGCAACCGACTGCAGGCCGATGAACACGAAAACACAAGAGATGCCGCTCTGGAAGAAATTGTATGCGACACACTTATGAGCATTGCCTCAGATGAAAAGGCTCTCAATATTGCCCTCAGCACCAAGCAGAATAAATCAAAAATTGCAGCGGCAATTAAATCTTTGATTGAAAAAGTAAAGAATTGGCTCATCGACAAAAGCACAAACTACGGAGCTAAAGCATTTGCAAAAGACCTTGAAGCACTTGAAAACCTCGCTCAAAGATTTTCTGAGGCGGCAGACACCGCAAGAGAAAATATCACCGAGCAAGCAGAGGTTCAGAACGGTGAGAGGTTGGATGTTGAGAAATATTCAATAGGAAGTACCGACAACATAGTACAAGCGGAATTTGAAAAGAAAGTTGATGAAATTGAAAAAAACACCTACAACAGTGATAATGTTGTAATTATGGGTATTACACCTAAAATCCTTCAAAAAATCGGATTAGCACCATTACCTCTTGCTATGACTAAAAATCATATTTATTCTGTCGCAGTATCAGATACAAGAGCAAAAAGTGAGGGGAGATATCATAAAAATACCAATTATCACAATTTAGGGTTTGATACTGTAAAAGATATTTACAATAAAATTTCTGATCCGCTTATGGTAATAGCTCACCCTGATTTTGCGGTAAAGAAAAATAAGAGCAAAGACAGCACCCATAAAGTAGTTGTTTTAGTTGATTTATCAGTTGGCGGAAAACAGGTAATTGCACCGATAACTGTTGATTATGAGGGAATGTACAATAACACACACATAGATGTTAATCTTGTTGCAACATATTTTGATAAGGATAATATCAACGATTATATAAAAGAAGCCATTGCTTTGGAAACAATGGGCAAAACAGGATTCTTTTATTTAGACAAAAAAAGAACCCAGAATATTTTTAAGAAGTCAGGGTACCAATTACCCAGCCGACTTAAAAATTCGGGTTCCAATATTATTATACGTCCTATTGATGATATTGTCAATAAAAAAATCAATAATATTACTCAAAGCAAACAATTTATCAGATGGTTCGGTGATTGGCAGAATAGCCCTGCAAAAGCGAGTAAAGTGGTAGACAACAACGGTGAACCGCTTGTTTTGTACCACCAAACAGAAAAAGAGTTTACAACCTTTGATACAAAACAAAAAGGCTCGGGAGAATTTGACAGTGAAATGCCTACGGGTATATTTATGAAACCGACAAACAACGATATCGGAGTTGGCGGAAATATTCAAATGCCGTTGTATGCCTCTATTAAAAATCCCCTCATTGTCAACAACAGAAGCGAACTTGTTAAATTTTACGATAAGAATGTACAGGGATATACGAAAGCTAAAAGTGCGATAGACAGCGTTAATAAGGAATACAAGGCTAAATTCAACGAGGAGATGAAAAGAGAAAACGAGGAATATCAAAAGCTGTGGAATGCGAAAAAGAACGGTGAAATATCTGAAGAAGAGTACCAAAAATCCATATCAAGAGATGCACTTGATGAAATTATGGAAGAATGGGAAAATAAGGTTAATGAAGCAAGCCATAACGCTAAAGCCTTGATAGATGATTATTTCAAAAACAGCAATTATGACGGTGTTATCGTTAATAATGATGTCGGCAGTTTTGGAAGAAGCACAAAAACATTCATAGCATTTGAAAATACTCAGGTTAAATCTGCAACAGACAATATCGGAACATTTGACGGCAACAACCCTGATATTCGCTACAGCCTTGATGAAGATTATGATTTTACAGATGAAAAAGCCGGTGCAATACACGATACGCTGAATTTTTCAATTGACGATGAATACGATGATTGGCTTGTGAATGACGACGGCAAAAGTGTTTTTGACGCTGTAAAGGACGAAAAGAACCCCGACAGGCGGATCAGCATTTTATATCATTATGCCGGCAAAACCGCCGAACACGGAATGCGCGTGGGCAAGGATATACGAATCGGTCAATCAGGAATGCACCGTCTTGTGTGTAATGTTTTGCAGGAATACGGAGTAAATCTTAACGGTAAGAACAAATCAAGAATTGAAGCGTTTAAGTCAGTTGTAAATGACTTTGAAAATTCCGTCAAAAATGATACGCAGAGTTTTAACGATGCAATTGAGAGCCTTGCGGAAGAATGCAAAGAATATCTGAAAAAATCTTCCTTGATTGACAAAAAGCATTCCGAGTGGGCAAAGGATTTAAGCGACAGTCTGAAAGAGGTTACCCTTGTTATTCCGAAAGGTGACATTGATTTTATTAAAAGCGCCTACGGCAGTATTACAAACTTCCGTAAAGCACTTATGGGTAAAATCAACATCAGAACAGCAAAGGGATATGCTCTCATCGAAAGTGTAAACGAGGGCAGTATTGAAGATGTCGGAAATTCAATTTCAGAGATTATCGGAGATATTGCAGGGATTGATGAAACTTTTAACTGGAGAAGTGAAGAGGGATATAAAACACTTGAAAGGTTTATTAACTATGACCTTGCAGAACATTTTGTTTCAATTGACGGAAAGAGTGTACAGTCAATTGACGAAATGGCAATTGAAATGGCTTTTGATGTTGCTACGGAATATTTGAAACAACAGGCAAAAGAAGTTGTTCTTGACAATAATGCCAATAAAGAATTATTGCACAGTATTACCGAAATATATAATCAGGCTAACGAGGAACACAAACTGCTCTTAAAAGAAAAGAATGCAAGATATGCAGAACAGATTTCAGAGCAGAAGAAAAATGCCGAAAAGCAGATTAAATCTTTGGTAAGAAAGAACAATAAGAAAACCGAGCAGTATATCAAAAATGATATTAAGCTGAGGAATAAAATCAAAAGCGATGCAAAGGAATACAGAATTACTCTTCGTGCAACAAAAAAGACGGTTGCAGAAGAATACCGTGCTGAGCGTGATAAAACGAAGTATCGTCAGAAAATCAGTACAACGCTTGAAAGGCTTATTAACAGACACTTAAAGCCTAAGCCGAGCAATAATGTTCCTATTTCGGTTGTGAAACCTTTGTACAGACTTCTCTCCGAATTGACAGGCAATTATTCGGGATTTTCCAAAGGTGTAAACGACATTACGGAAAAGACGGGATATAACAAAACCGTCAATCAAAAAGATGAAAGAGTAAACAAAGTAACATTGTCAGCAGAAACCGAGAAACTTATTTCGGCTTTAAACAGCGAAATTGCAAATACTGATGGAAAAATTACTTTACCACCGGCAATGAGAAACGCTTTGCTGGGATATAATGTGTTTGACAACAAAGGCAATATCAAACAGCATTTTACAGGGCTTCTTGAAGATGTAAGAAATATTTTTGAGAAAGCCGAGAAAAACGGAAAAACCTCGTTAAAGGACTTTTCTCTTAGTGAGCTGAAAAGAATAAGCACAGCTTTCAGCGAAGTAAAGAAACTGCTTGACGCTGCAAATAAGATTGTCATTAACGGCAAGGAGTATGACGCTTATCTTGTATCACGAAAAGGTGCTGAGGAACTCAAAAAAGTTACAGGCACACACAAGAAAGGTTCTAATACACAGGCAAGCACTGCCAAGAGGACGCTTTTGGCATACCGCAAATATATGTCAGATCCGATACGCTTTGCACGAATGATTTCGGGTTATCACAATGACAGCGTGATTGTTCAGCTGATGGAAATGCTGAATCAGGGACAGTCGGACGCAGAACAATTAAGCATTGACTGGACGAATAAGTATGAAGAACAAATGTCCCGTTTCTCATATAAAGCCAAAAAGGATTATGTCAGAGAGCAGGCAATGGAATTTGACGGCATAGACCCTAACACCAAAGAGGAACTTGTTGACAAGAAAACAGGCGAACAGGTTAAAGTTGGACTTACTGCCGATATGCTTGTTGAAATGCTCCTTGAATATGAGGATGAATACGGCAGGGCACATATGATGTACAGCGGTTATCAAGTGCCGAATATCAAGTACATAAAACGGAAAAACCAACAGCTTATGTATTCAAAGGACAGCGGTTGTTATATTCTTCCCACAGAGTCGGATATTTCACGAATCAGGGATTATGTCATGAACAATGAGATTGCAAAAACTGTTTATGAAATTTGCCGTGAGATGTACAATGAAGATATGCAGAATGCCGTCAACAAGGTGTCAAACGAAAAATACGGATATGAAATTGCAAAGGTAAAAAACTATTGTCCTATCACGATTGACGAAGATACGGTTTACGGAACATTTGCCGATGTGCTGATTAACAGAAGTATCAACAGCCGAGCATTCCTTCATGAAAGAGAAAATTTCAAGTACAACAGGCTGAAACTTAAAGGTGCAACGGCAAAGCTTACCTCTCAGATTAAAAGCGTGTCAAGCTGGTGCGGTCTTACGATGCCGATTGAAACATTTAACCGTGTGTTCAATATGCCACGCTACGACCACAAAAATGACAGCCTTGTTAAAGCTGTTCAGGAAGAAAACCTTAATTCTGCCGAAAATATCAGACAAAAAAATAACACCCATGCGGATGAAGAAGAAAAATCCAAGCTGAGCATTGACGAACACTTTACCGATAAGTACGATGAATGGGATAAAAAGGGCGGACGATTTTCGTTCAGAGTAGGAACAACATCAGAGGTTCTTCAAAGATTGGGTGTTGACGATAAAAATATTTGGTGGGATACTTCCAAAATACTTAAAATCAAAAACAAACACCCTGAAATGACAGATGATATTCTTAAACAAGTGCCTAATGTTTTGGAATCGCCTATTATTGTTATGGAGTCATATACAGTTAAAGGTAGATTAGTATTATTTGGTGATGTTTACGATGCAAAAAATAATCCCGTGTTGGTAGCTTTAGAGTTAAATCCTATAGGAGAGGGTGGAAAAAGCCTTGATATTATAAAAATAGCAAGTGCCTACGGCAAAGACAGTAATTTGCAACATATGATTGATAAAAGTAATATATTGTATGTTGAACCAAATGAAAAGAGAACCCATACTTGGCTAACGGGTAATGGGCTCCAATTGCCTCTGCCTAGTTCCAAGTATGGATTCTCTGACAATATTAAATCACAGAATCAAGGTGATGTCAAGTACAGCGTTGAAAAAGAGGCGCACTCAACGCTCAGCATTGACGAGGTTCTTGATTTCATTGAAAGGGAAGAAAAGCAAAAGAAAAAGAAGGAAAGCACATCGACAACGGAATATTTCCCGAGTATGAAGGAAATAATGAAACAGCAATGGGGCAACGAAAGCGAAGAATACATAAGTAAACTCATGGGCGATTTGCAGGGCTCGACAAAACAGGCTGATCCGGGCAGAATTGATATGCTGACAGGAAAATATATAAGAGCGGTACTGACAGCAAATATCTCTTCGGCTATCAAACAGTTATCTTCTTATCCATTGGCAGCGGCAAGGGTAGGCTGGAAAGCAACCCTTGCAGGACTTAAACACATTCGTCCGGGAAAGCATACTCCGTTTTTAAACAGAGCGTTACCCGACAGCTACAAGCAAAGTATTCCGTATGATGAAATTGCTAAATATACTCCTATACTTGAATACAGAAAACAGGGCAACAACAGCCGTGAAATGGCAGAAATCAGCAGATACAAAGGCTTGATTGACAGTTCGGGTTGGGTAGGACATACTCTTGACCGTTTAAACTGGATCGAAAAAAATGATGTGCTTATGGTAGAAATGAACTACTGGATTGCCTATGAGCATGTAAAGGGCAATATGGGAATATCTCCCGACAGTAAGGAATTTATGCCGAATGTTGCAAAAACGCTTGAGGACATTATTAACAATATGATGCCTAACAGTTCGGTAATGCAACAAGGACAGATTTTGAGAAGTAAAAATCCCGTGAACAGAATATTTACAATTTGCAAAAGTCAGGTTTTCTGTATGGTAAATGCCGCAATGGACGCAAGCGGTGAATACAACGCAAGGCTTAAAGATTACAAACAGGCTGCAAGTGAATTTGAAAAGAAGCAGGCGAGAACGGAAGTTAAGATTGCAAAGAAACAGCTTGCAAGGACCTACTCCGCAATTATTGTCAGTACAGCTATGACCTGCGGAATTTTGATGCCGTTGATAGCCGCATTGTTCGGCAAGTGGGACAGATACCGTGACGAGGACGGCAATATTACTCCGTGGTCTGTCGGTTCAAGGCTGTTGAAGGATTTCGGTTCTGAATTAACGGGCATGTTCCTTTTCGGTGACACGGTGTACAATACCGTATTAGCACTCATTGATAAAAACGAAGAATTTTACGGATTATCTCTTCCGGGTGTTGACACGATTAATGACTTTATAACGGGAATCATAAACATTGCCCGTTCCGATACACCCGAAAAGCTGAGAAAAAATATTTCTTCACTTGTGGGAACACTCGGAATGCTGACAGGACTTCCAACAAAGAATTTGATGAACTTGTTTCAGGGAGCATGCAATCACATTGAAAACTTCACAAAATACGGCGGTACACCGACTGTTAATGACTACGGTGAAGTGTCTATGCAGATGTATGCTAATTACTGCTATGAGGCTCTTATTGACGGCGACAAAAAGAAATTTGCAAAACTTTATTCAGAATGGCTGAAAGGAAAGACTTCCACAGGCAAGCAGGTTGATAAAAGCTATATTAACAGCAAACTGAAAACAGAGCTTGAAGATGATACGGAAATCATTGCCGCAGGAAATGCGTTCTTTAACGGCGATTTGACGGCATATGAAAATACGGTTGAAAAGTATTCTGACTTAGGCTTTGACAAAACAACCGTTGTAAAAGCCATTAATTCGATTGTCAGTGACCTTGAAGATGAACAAAAAAATGCAGAAGGACTTGATAAGTACGACAATGAAGAAGAGAGTGACAGCAAACCCGAATTGTACAAGTATTCGGATGCATTTGACTTTTTGAAGAACGGCGATACTGAAAGCTATGAAAAGGTTGAAAAATACCTTATGGAGCATAAAGGTAAGACAAAGAATCAAATGAAAAAGCTGATGCAGAGTGCAAGCCGAACTGATCCTATATTTAAAAAGTATATTGAGGCAAGCAAAAGCAATGATGCAGATACAACGCACACATTGTACAGACAGTTACTGAATATCTACGGCTCTGAAAGCAAGTTTAAATCAGCTCTCAGAAAATGTCAGGATAAAATCAAAAAGCAAAAAAGTAAATAAACAAATTGAGGGCAGCGGAAACGCTGTCCTTTTTTGTGGGTTTTAACTTTTTTGAGTTCGCAGAAAACTATATAATGTAATTAACGATAGGGGGCGGCATTATGAATACGCTGAAATTTGAAGTATATAAAAATACCCTGAAACGCAGAGACGGATTTAATCCGGTTCTCGGTGAAAAGAAATACACTAAAATCAAATGCTATTTTATGGAATCCGACTGGGACAACTGCGCTCTTGTTACGGCAAATTTTATGAGCGAAAAAGATAATATCGTTAAAAGTACAGTGAGCCTTACAACTGATGACAAAACCGCAGTGTTTGACATACCGTCAGAGCTTGAGGGGGATAAAGTCTATTTCAGCCTGACCGGAAGTTATGCAGATAGCAATGGCAATACAGTAACACTCAATACCAACCTTGTCGGAATTAACAGGCAGAAAGGTATGTTGCCGAGTGCTTCAACTGGCATAAGCCTTTTCGAGAAAATTATAGTGGCTGTAAACAGTATGGCATCAAGACTGAAAGATACGCTGAATCAATTCATGAACACATATCCGAATGTTGATGCAAGTAATTTGACTTGGCTCAACGTCAGATCGTTAGGAGTAGATAACACAGGCGCTGACACTACTCTTGGTATGCTTGTATTTTATCCGCTTGACAACAGAACTTTATATTTTCCGAAGGGAACATATAAATGCAACGGGTTAGCCCTCGAAAATGTTGAAAATCTGACAATTATATGTGATAATGCTGAATTTATTTATTGCAATAAAGCTACTGACAACACAGACTCAGCAGGCACAAGTGTACAAAGTACATTTTTCAAATTTACCGGTTGTAAGAATCTGACCGTTATTGACGGTAACTTTGACGGCAAAAATAAAGTGTCACAGATTATTACTTTGATTAATTGCCCAAATGCAAACATAGACAATGTTAATATATCTAATGCAGGCAATGCTTTATCGGCAACAGCGGCAGGTATTAATTTTTTGAGAAACTGCTCACACTTTAATGTCAGAAATGCCAAAATATCAGGCATTAAAGCCGGAACTGTCGGCCCAGACGGATACATTCATTCATTTGGCATTGGCGTGACAAGCGCAGGAAACGGGTACAGTCAACACGGTAACATTGTTAATGTGCGAATTAATGATATTGACGGATATAATTCCGGAGATGTTAAGCCGGACGGTGACGGTATCTACTTGATCGAAAGGCCGACCGATGATTTCAGCGGTGACGGCTATATTAATATTTCAAGGTGCGAAATAAAGGGATGTGCCAAAAGAGGAATTAAGGTTTCAACAAGGCATGTCAATATCTCAGACTGCTATATTGATGTTGACAGCTGGGGCTCGGCAATTGAGGCGCAGTACGGTAAGTTGACATTGAGGGATTCAATTATCAAGAACAGATATGCAAGCTGTCTGACTCTCGACTGGGACAACGGCACTAACTACATTGACAATTGTAAACTCTACGGTGCAGGAAAAGACGAAAGCTCAAAGTACGGCAATTACAAGGGCAATGGTATTGTGCTTAATCAGAGGTTGTCGTCAAGAGACGAACCGTACAGTGATGAGCCGTGCAATATCAGCATTAACAACTGCTTCGTTGACGGTGTATTCTCTCCGATTATTTCGGGATATGACAATAACATCAAGTACAAGTACGGAAACATTGTTGTTGATAACCTTAAAATTGGTCACTACAGAGATGCATCGGCAATCAAGCTCAATTCTACTATGATGACAGATGTCAATCGGCTTGTACTTTCGGATATTATGTATCAGTACGGAACAACAGAAGCAGAAGTGCTGAACGCAAACAATGAGTATTATGCTCTTAGTAATACGGCAGGAACTACAATTAATCTCGGCACACTGTCATCATATGTTAATCCTAAGCGATTGGTATATGACACAAATCTTACCGATGATTACAATGAAATCTTTAAGTTTTATAACCTTAACAATGCAGACTTTGGCGGTGAGACAGCAAAGGTGACAGATGTGCTTGAAGATTCACCGAACAGTGCAGATATTGCCGACGGAACCTATACAAGTGTAACCAATACTAATTTAAGTGTGTCAGTCGCTGACGGTACAATGAATGTAGCTTGTTCAACGGCATACGCTTCTGCATCATATGTCTATATTCCAATTTCAAGCATTACTCTTGACGGAAATGTATTTGACTTTGTTGTTTCTGATATAAGCAAGACAACAGCAGATGTTACTTTAACGCTTGCCAATGCCAAGAAGGCTACAATTGCCGGATTAACTGAATTTGCGCTAAACAAAACAGTAAAATCAACCATTGTAGGTAATGTCAGCGGTACGGCATCGTTTGTCCGCATTAAGCTCAATGCAAACAAAACGGCAAGCCTCTCGTGCAAGGTCAACTTTAAAAATCGCCAAAAGGTTTTAAAAGGACAGGTGGAAGCAAGATTGAAAATTCTTGAAGAGAAAATAAAAACATTGGAAGGTGCAAACGCGTGATAGATTGGATTATACAATATTGGCTACAAGCTCTATTCGGTATAATACTTGCAGCAATTGTTGCGATAGTAAAAACGCAGTGGAGCAAAATTAAGGCTATTGGCAAAGGCACACAGTCATTGCTTAGGGCGGAGCTTATCCGGTCGGGCGAAAAATATATCGAAAGAGGCTGGATTGAAATTTATGCAAAAGATGCATATGATAAGTGCTATCAGTCATATCATCATCTTGGGCAAAACGGCACAATGGACGATATGCATGAGAAGGTCATGAACTTACAAACGAACCCTATTGATAAAGGTGACAATAAATGATTACAATTGATTTTGCACTCTCACATAGTTTTATTCGTATTGTTAAACGTACCCTTGTAACAAGCCAAAGCCAAAACTATGTTCAAGCACGTTTTGACTTGCGTTCGGATGACTGGACGGCGACTATTACAGCAATTTTTAAAGCTGACAATGACAATAATGCTTACTCAATGTTGATTGACAAGAACAACACTTGCATAATCCCGTGGGAAGTTTTAAGAAACACAATGTACTTTTACGGACGGCGAACAGATTAACTTTTCGCTGATTTACAGGATATAACAAGGAGAATTTAAAAATGGAACTTAAAGAAAAAATCACACTTGATATGCTCACAAAGGACAGCGTATCGGTACTCAGACAGCAGTTTTTGACCTTTAACGGTGAAGAAATGCAGGTCGGCGTAAACATCCGCAACGCATACATGAACGACGAATCCGGCAGAGAACAGTTGAGAAAGGTTCTCTCTGACGAATACTATAACGCTGTCATGGCAGTTTGGGGTGATAATCCAACCATTGACGAGCCGATAGAAAGCGAGGTCGAATTATCGCATTGAACAGCACAACGCGGTTGTGGACGAAGAAATTAAGGTTGCCAATCATCGGATTGAGGACATTGAAAAGAACAACGAAAGGATGATAACAATGAAAAAAATCTTTACAAAACAGTGGGCAAAGGCGACAGCCGTCAGAGCAATTAAAACAGTCGCACAGACGGCTATTGCAACAATCGGTGTATCTGCCGTTATGACAGATGTAAACTGGGTTGCAGTAGGCTCTGCAAGCCTTTTGGCAGGTGTGCTTTCTGTGCTGACAAGCATTGCAGGCCTGCCCGAAGTAAGTGAAAGCGGGGAATAGTTATGAAAAATACCGTTACAAAACGACAGATTGACGAATTACTCGAAAAATCAGAAATTAAGGTCGAAACAGTTTACGGTAAGGTAACCGTTGTAAGTTGCAAACTGCCAAACGGATTTGTCTTAACTGAATCAAGCGGAGCAGTTTCCCCTGCAAACTATGATGAAAAAATCGGTACAGAAATCTGTATGGAAAGAATTGAAAACAAATTGTGGGAACTTGAAGGATATGTCCTTGCAAAACAGCTTTACGAAAGAGAGGAAACAGTAATGGAACCTTATATCGGAGTTAAAAAAATTGAAACCGAGCCGATGACAAGAGGCGATTATAATACATACAGAGGCTGGCAGATACCTACGGACGAAAATCCGGATGATGAAGGTTATCATGTTAAGCACGCTGACGGTCACGAGTCGTGGTCGCCCAAAGAAGATTTTGAAAACACATTTCTTGAAAAGGGAAAGAACCTTCTGAACGATACGGCGTTACTTATGAAGAGTACGGATTTCAAGGAAAGGTTTAAAGCAGAATATGAACAGTTGCTTATAAGAATAACCGGTTTACAGAGAATGCTTGAATCATACAAAGCAGGAAAACTTCCGTTCAAGCCAAACTGTTCGTATGAATTACTCTACGAACAGTTTGTACATATGAAAGGATATCTTAATACCCTTTAATTAAGAGCAACAATCGAAAAAATAAGTCTTGAAAAGGAGAACAAAAATGAACAGAGTAACTGCTGTTGATGTAAGTTTCTGCCAGACAAATGTTGATTATAAAAAGGTCAAGGCTGACGGTATAGACACGGTTATTATTCGTGCCGGCTTTGGCCGTGAAACTTACCAAAAGGACGCAGAGTTTGAAAAACATTACAAGAACGCAAAAGCCGCAGGTCTGAAAGTCGGTGTATATTGGTTTTCGTATGCGTACAGCGTTGCCGAGGCGAAAAAGGAAGCAAGTGCTTGCCTTCATTGCTTGAACGGCAGAAGACTTGATTTACCCGTGTTTTATGATTTGGAACTTGGTTCTCAGACCAAACTCGGTAAAGATACCTTAACAGCAATGGCAGTAGCATTTTCCGAGTGCATCAAAGTTCATGGCTATTCGGCCGGAGTGTACGCGAGCGCAAGCTGGTTTACAAGTTATCTCAACTACGAGAAACTTAAAAAGCAATATGCAATTTGGCTTGCTCAATGGGAGACAAACTCTCCATGCCTTACTTGCGACATTTGGCAGTGTTCCGACAGCGGAAAGGTCAACGGGATTAATGGTAATGTTGATACCGACATTGTATTTAATCCCAACTATTGGGGCAGTTCAGCAACAACGAGTACACCACCGAAATACTCCGGAATTAAAGCTGTGCAGGCTTGGGTAGGCACAACGGTTGACGGTATCTATGGCCCTGATACAAAGAAAAAATTGATAATGAAGCTCCAAGAAGAGCTCAATCGCCAGTTCGGCATGAACCTTGTTGTTGACGGTATTTACGGAGTAGGAACACATAATGCTATTGTTGTACTCTCATATGGTTGTAGAGGTAATCTTACCAAAGTTTTGCAGGGCTTGCTCATCTGTAAAGGGTATGACACAAACGGCTTTGACGGTATTTACGGTGTTGGCACAAATATCGCAGTTAAATCATATCAGCGGACTCACTGTTTGAATGATGACGGTATCGCAGGTGGCAACACTTTCAGAAGTTTGTGCGCTTAATCCAAATCCAACACGAAATCCAACACATCGAAAATAAAAGTCAGTATTTATCACAATAATAAAGCGGAGAGAATGGGTTCGAATCCCCTTCTCTCCGCCATA